AACCCTGACAAAACATATAGGATATAATATGTCAAAAGTTTATGTCGTAAATAGACCAAGAGAAAATAAATTTGGTTGGACTCCAGATTTGACTGATGCTTCTCGTTATGGTTCGCTTGAAATAATTTTTGAACCAAATGAAAAGCCACAGTTCCTACCTAGTCCATCAATACAAAAAGCAAGAAAAATTATGAAAGATTTTTGTCCAGAGGATTATATTCTTTGGCCAGGAGGTGGTGACCCTATAGCTGTAATGATTGTTTGTATGATTGCATCTGAAATGTCACCAACAGTTCGTGTCCTAAGATGGGAACGAAATATGGAAGAGGGCACAAGGGATAGACGCAAAGGTTGGTATATGCCTGTTGCCTTAGAATTAAGAAAGGAGAACAATGACTATAAATCTGCTTGAGGATGTGGCACCAACATCCAATTCATTAGGTGCAATTACTGATATGGGTCAGAGAATGTTTGATCTCGAAAGAGAAATAGACAGTCTCGAAAACCTATTGAAGGAAAAGAAGCAGAGCCTGACAAAGTTGGCTGAACAAGACTTGCCTGATTTAATGCAAGAATTGAATGTCAAGGAATTCACTCTTAACAATGGAGCTAAGTGTGAGATCCAAGATATTACTTCTGGTTCAATCCCCTCAGCAAGTGCGATAGCACGTGCAAAAACTGATGAGGATAAAAATGAATTAGAGGTGCGTCAACAACAATGCTTTGACTGGTTAAGATCCACTGGTAATGGTTCTTTAATTAAAAGTAATGTTGAGGTTCAATTCGGCAAAGACGAGGATAAAGCTTGTAATGAGTTTACTGAAGAGTTGCGTAAGAAAAATCTTTATTATCGTCGTGCAATCGGAGTCCATCCTGGATCTTTAAACTCTATGTTGCGTGAGAGATTATCAGATGGAAAAGACGTTCCAAGTGATCTATTTAAATTATATGTAGGTCGTAAAGCCAAACTTAAAGGAGGTTATCATGGCGAATGAAGTAAAAGTGAAGAAAGAAGAAGGCAATGTAGTTGCTTTTGATCCAAGTATTCTTATAGAGGATGCTGGAACTGCAGGTGAAAATATGACAACGGATGATATGCTTATCCCACGTCTTAAAATTTTGCAGGCACAAAGTCCAGAGGTAAATAAAGCTGATGCATCTCACGTTAAAGGTGCTGAGGCAGGTCAAATTATTGATACTGTTTCTTCAGCTGTAGCTGATGGTGAAAAAGGAATAACAGTTGTTCCTGTTAGCTATCGTAAAACATTTATTGAATGGACAGCAGATCGTAAGCTCGTAAAAGACCATGGACTTACACCTGCTATAATGGATAGTTGCGTCGCTGACGATAAAGGTAAACTTAAAACTGCAGATGGCAATGACCTAGTTGCTACCGCTGAATATTTTGTTTATGTTATTGAGGATGATGGCAATTATTCCCCAGCAATTTTATCAATGAGTTCTTCTGGTATTAAAAAATCTAAGAAGTGGAACTCTATGATAAATAGATTGCAAATCCCACACCCATCAGGAAAGGGAACTATTAACCCAGCTATGTTTTGGACTGCCTACACTCTTACAAGTGTACCAGAACAAAATGATATGGGTTCATGGTTTAATTGGGAAGTGTCAATGAAGTTCGACTCTAAATCTGGAGGTGTTATCGAGAACTTAGAAAAAGGCAAAGATCTTTATCTTGAGGCACGTGAGTTTAGAAAGAACATTCAGACTGGAGAAGTTAAAGTTTCTCCTGAATCCCCAGACGAAGATGTTATGTAGAAATACATAATATATTTGGGGAGAGGTTTTAGTGGTGTTTGCCCTCTCCCCTTTTTCATAAGAAAGGATTGGGGATGGACGTCAAAAAATTTATGAATTTATTTAAAGGTTTCGAATCAGCTCATGGCCAATATAGGGTCAATACAAAAGAAGCTGACGGAAAAATGTCAGGTCGAGCAGTAACAGTAAGCGATCCTGCAACAGAAATTAATTTTAAAGAACATCTGAATGGTGGTGAATATATATTGGGAGTTATCCCATTATTGAATAATAACAGTTGCCACTTTGGAGTTATTGATATTGATATAAGAGGAGAGGTAAAGTTAAATGAAACACTTGAATCGCTTGAAAAGAAAATCAGAAATACACCTTTGGTATTATGTCGCTCTAAGTCTGGTGGTGCTCACCTTTATCTTTTTTGTGAGCCTGCCATTCCTGCTATTGATATGGTTGCAAAATTAAATGAATTTTCAGCTCAGTTAGGTTATGGTGGTTCGGAAGTTTTCCCGAAACAAATATCAAGAGCCAATGAACGTGATAGAGGAAACTGGATAAACCTATGCTATTGGGATGGTGATAAGACAGAACGATATGCAATACATAAAAATAAAAAGTTAAATTTAAAAGAGTTTATAGAGTTAGCTGAAAAGAAAAGAACAACATTTGAAAAGCTTGAAAAAATAAAGCCAGATCTTGTTGAGCATTTTGAAGATGGTCCACCATGCTTACAGCATATTATGACTATGGGTTTTCCAGAGGGTGGTCGCAATATATCATTATTTAATGTAGGTGTTTATTTTCGCAAAAAGAACCCAGACGATTGGCAAGAAGATTTAATGAAATTTAATTATGAGCATGTATCAACACCTTTGCCATCAAGTGAAGTAAATGGTTTGGTAAAAGCGGTGAGTAAAAAAGACTATGCCTATACATGTAAGCAAAGTCCAATTTGTAATTATTGCGAAAGAAGTAAATGTATGAAAAGGTCTTTCGGTATTGGAGGTATAGGTGGTGGTCTTGCTATTGAGGTTGATGCTATTACTAAATATGAAACTGAGAATAGGCAATCGGTTCGTTGGTATATAGAAATGCAAGGTGAAAGGATTGAGGTTACAACACCTCAACTTCTTGATCAAAGGCAGTTGCAAAAAATATGTATGGAAAAATTGAATAAGTGCCCAAGTACAATGCCATCTCAAAAATGGGAAAAAAGAATAAATGAATTACTGCAAAATGTTGAAGTTATAATAGATCCAGATGATGCATCGCCACAAGGTCAATTTGAAAAGATGCTTGATAGTTTCCTAACTGGAAAAGTTCAGGCTCGGCAAAAAGATGAAATAATGAATGGTAAGCCATGGCATGATTCTGATGAGCAAAAGGTTTATTTTAGATCTGAAGATTTATTTATATATTTAGAAGCAAGAAGATATCGTTTTTCAAATCAGCATCAAATATGGTCTTGGTTGAGGTCGCTTGGTGGTGACAGAAAAACATTTAGAATAAAAAGTAAGCCAGTGAAAGTTTGGTCAGTGCCAGAACCAGAATTTTTTGATGATGATGATTTAGAAATACCAAGCCAAGTAACGGATGAATTTTAATGGAAAAAGAGCCAGAAAGATATTATGAGTGGATGTTATGGATGTTAAGAAAGGAAAAAGAAATTGAAAAAACACGTGCAGATAATTCTGGGACCACCAGGGACAGGAAAGACAACGACTCTTCTACAAATAGTAGAGGACAGTCTAAAAAGAGGGATTAGTCCAGAAAGAATTGCCTATCTTGCTTTTACCAGAAAAGCAGCAAGTGAAGCACAAGAAAGAGCAATGGTCAAATTTGGATTTGATGCTGATAGGTTTCCTTATTTTAGGACACTACACTCTTTGGCTTTTAAAGTTTTAGGTTTACAAAGAGATGAAGTCATGACCGACTCACATTATAGAATATTGGGAAAAGCTTTAGGTGTAGAATTTAAAGGAATATATGATGAAGATCTTGGAGTTCATACAGGATATGGTCTTGGTGATAAATGCTCAAGAGTTGATTCTTTGGCCAGAGCTGGTATGCGTTCAATAAATGACCAATATTATATGACAAACGAAAGAGATTTGACTTTGCATGCAGTTAAACAATATCATGAATCTTTGAAAGCTTTTAAAAAAGAAAATGGTCTTCTTGATTTTACTGATATGCTAAGTAAATGCAGGAGCTCTTTGCCGATCGATATTTGTATAATTGATGAAGCTCAAGATCTCAGTTCACTTCAATACCAAATGGCAATAGTTGCTTCTCAAGAAGCATCAGAAGTTTATATAGCAGGAGATGATGACCAAGCTATTTTTGGATGGGCAGGAGCTGATGTTGCAAAATTTTTAAGCTTGAAAGGAGACAAAAGAATACTTCCTCAAAGTTTTAGAATACCAAGATCAGTTCACAGGTTGGCTAATGATGTTGTAAGTAGAATAAAAAATAGATATGTAAAACCATGGCAACCAAGATTAGAGTTGGGAAATGTTAATTATGTTCCCGAGGATAGCAATATAGATTTTAGCAGAGAGGGAAGCTGGCTCTGTATGGCTCGCAGTAAATATCTTTTGAATAGATTTCAAAGAGCTGTTCGACAGCAAGGATATGCATATTATTATAATGGTAAAAGTTCTCTTGACACTGATGAAACTCTTGCTATAACATCTTGGGAGAAGTTAAGAAAAGGAAGAGAAGTTTCAATGCATGAAGCAAAAAATTTGACTGGATTTTTTAATTTTAAAATAAAACTTGAAAAACAAGACACTTATAAAGTTAATGATTTGGGTTTGCCAGAAAATGCAGTAAATCAAGATTGGATGACAATATTGAAAGGTTTACCACCAGACGAAAGAGAGTATCTGAGATCTTGTTTGCGTAATGGGGAGAAATTTAGCGATAAGCCTAGAATAACAATAGCAACTATTCACCAAAGTAAAGGTGGTGAAGCTGACAATGTTGCCTTGCTTACAGATATTGGAAAATTAAGCTGGGAAAATTTAGGAACTGACGAGGAAAACAGAGTTTGGTATGTGGCATTGACAAGAGCAAAAGAGAATTTGTACCTTGTGAGACCTAGAGGTTTGAAACATTTTTCTATATAAGGTGCAAGTCATTGATTTTAAACGAAAAGAAAAAGCTTTACATTATGAATAAAATAAGAGAGAATATATATGTTGATTTGAGAAAGGAATAAAACAATGAATAAACATTATGCAATCAATCTTAAAACTTATGAAACTAAAGCCTATGTTTCATCAAACCTAGCCAAGACAATGAACACTGGCTGTGTTACTTTTACAAATGCCGATGAGCTTTTAGCTGATAGGAATATGACTGGTCCAAGAATAGTCGAGGTGTTTAATAAAATATCCGACAAGCCAGTAAAGAAATTTTCTGACAATAAAACTGGTGCCAAAAGGTTATTCAAACTTGTTGAGGACACACCTATAACCGAAACTTATTGGGACTCAGGTGAGTATAACTCTAAAGGAGTTGATAACACCTCGCCAAAAGAGGTTAAAGCCAAAGCAGTTAAGAAATCTATCCTTAATGGTCAATGGATCAGAGTTATAGAAAAGAAAAATCTTAGAAAAGCATCTGGTCGTGGTCATGCTTCTTATGAAGTTCTTCTTAAGCATGGTGCAGATATGCCTTATGAATTATATCTTGAAAGTGGTGGTCGTAAAGAGGATCTTTTATGGGATATTAAAAAAGGTTGGGTGGAATTGACTAATGGGTAATTCCAAAGAGGTAGGAGGGTTCATCATTGAAAGTGGTGTGCCCTTAACCGACCCACACAAATCTAGAGACAAGTGGGTAAGGTTAATAAATGCGATGTCTGTTGGAGACAGCACTGTCCTTAAAACTTCAGGTGATGTTGTTTCCTTCAGAATGAATTGTAAAAAGCTCGGTTTTGAATGCAAGTCGAGGACAGTTAGAGATGAGGAAGGCAAAGCAACATCACATGTTAGAGTTTGGAAATTAGAAAAATGAAACTTAAAATATTATCAGATAACACACTTTCATCAGACAAAAAGCATTTATCAAGAGTTGCTTGGGAGTTCTCTCGAACTCCTGATGACTCAACACCTTTAGACACTATATTATCGATTGATGCTCCAGTTAACGAAATACCATCAGTTGTTATGAGTGTTGAATGCACAATATTAGAAAGAGAAATTTTTGCATCTTTTAGAGACCATGTTATGTGGGCAAGAACATCAAGAGTAGATGCTCCAGAAAATTTTGTTGTACCAAAATGGTTTAGTGTAGATAAAGATGACAAATTACTATTAATAGACTTAAAAAATAAAATACAGAATGACATTAAAAATGATGTAATTCAAGATGAGTATAGGATGCATATGCCCTTATGCTCGAAAACATCTTTTACAACAAATGTTTCATGGAGAGGTTTAATCAAAATTTATAAGCTTTATGAATATCTGTCTACTATAGATGAGTATTTTTTAATTGGTAAAGTTGAATTAGAAAAATATGGATTAAAAAAATATTCAGACAATTATAGTTTCGTAAACCCAATGCCACCAATTAAAAAGGAAGAAATGGTAAGTGGTAAAATTGGTCCAATTGTAACAGTATTCCAGGAAATGACAATTGCTCTAAGAGCACAAGTTGCACGTCATAGAAATTTTATAATAAAAGATAATTTAATTGATATTATAAAAGATAATGGTTGGTTTAAAACTTTAGGTGATAAAATAAATATTTCTATTTCTGCTGAAATTGAGTTTTGGAAAACTGTTGTGAATAAAAGACAATGTTGGATAGCTCAATATGGAATATGGAAAGATATAATTATTGATGCTCAAAAGCACATAGAAATTAGTGAACAGGACTTGCCTTGTAATAAAGGTTTTTGTCCTTACACAAGAGATGCTGAATTAAGGCATACCGATGACGATCCAGGAGCACCATGCCCAATTCACAGCAACTTGAGTTCAATGCCCATTGACAAAAAATATATGGATATGGTTCATATTGAAGCAAGTTATCGACCTGCCTTTTGGCAAAAACATATAAATAAATTGAAGGAGATAAAATGACTATGAAAATATATTTGGCTGGACCATTTTTCAATGATAAGCAAATTGAAACAATTTCCAGAATAGAAGATGAATTTGATAAATATGGATTTGACTATTTCTCACCTAGAAAAAGTGGAGGTGTAATATCTCATCTTTCACCAGAGGATAGGCTTAAAGAGTCCAAAAGAATATACGACAGCAATATTTCTGAAATGATAAATGCTAATGTTTTATTTGCAATCGTTGATGGCAGAGACACTGGCACTGTATATGAAATGGGATATTTTAGAGCATTAACCGATCATTTTAAATATAAAAGTGAAAAAAGTGCAAGTGAGCAAAAAAGATATTCTATAACTTATACCAATGAAAATTTTGGTTTAAATATAATGCTAAAAGAAAGTGTTGATGCTCATATTGTAGGAGTTGATGACTTAGAAAAATTCGCAGGTTTATCAGCATCTTTCTGGGATAAGCCAGATGGTAGAATGATGCACTCGGGAATAGATTGGGAAGACCATATTGGTCGTCGTCAAAAAGTTCTTGAGCAATTTCAAAATTTTAATCCAGATTTGATATGATGGATTTAATTAAATTATTCAGCATTTCGCAGGGGATGTCTGCTATAAGAAGATATTCCCAGCTTCACCTTGTTAAAGAAGAATCAGTTATGGAGCACACAGGCTTTGTCTGTTTATTTACTTATTTAGTATGCGAAGAAATAAATTCTAAAACATACTTTGATAGTGAAAAAATGAATATCGGTCTTGCTCTACAAAAAGCAGTTGTTCATGACATGGATGAAGTTATTACTGGGGATATACCAAGACCAACAAAATATCACAGTAAATCAACAGTAGAAGTTTTTGATTCAATTTCTGAAAAAGGGATAAATCAAATAATAAGAGACCTAGAAATTAAAACTGAAAATATTAAACATAATTGGAAAAATGCAAAAGAGCAAAATGAAGGATTTATAGTTGCCCTTGCAGATTTATCCTCAGTTGTCTATAAATTATGGGATGAGACTGTTCTTCTTGGAAATAAAAAACTTCTTATGCAAGCTTCAGACGTTCATAATTATATAAGGTCTTTTAAACAAAAAGTTGACAATAATAATGATTTATTTGCTAACCAGAAACTTGTTATTTACGAAATCATAGAACAGCTTTATTATATCATAAAAGAAATTATGAAGCTCAATAATCCTTTATTGGGAACAATTGAAAGTTTGAGGTCTAAAAATGGAAAAATACAAGCAACAAATGGTAGATAGAATTCATTTAATGAAAGATGCTTTTTCAAGAAAAGAAATCGCAAAAGAAATGAATGTAGATGTTAAAATTGTTAATTACATAATTCAGAAAAGGAAACCGAGCATAGAAGTTGCATACAAAAAAGTCGAAAAAGCAACTGAGGAATTACAAAGTATTTGGAGTAGAATAAAAAATAAATTTACTTTCAAATTAAAATAAAGTAAAATTCTATAAATTGAGAAAGGAATACCATGAATATATTTTATTTGGACACTGCTCCTGAAAAAGCAGCACAGATGCATTGTGATAAACATTGCATAAAAATGATACTTGAAACTGCGCAATTACTGTGTACAGCTCATCGTGAGCTTGATGGTAATGAACGTGCTGATAAATATAAGCTTTATAAGTCAGGCTTTAAAAACCACCCATCAGCTAAGTGGGTGAGGGAGTCTGCTGATAATTATTTATGGGCATATTATTTATTTGTTAATTTATGTGAAGAGTATGAAATTCGCTATAATAAAAATCATATGTCTGAAAGACTTTTATCACCTTTGAAGCATTTGCCTTTTAATATTTCTGTTGATAAAGATTTCACTCCACCGCCACAGTGCATGCCTGATCAGTATAAAGGTGGTGATACTGTAAAAGCTTATCGTGATTATTATTTAGGTGAAAAAATGTATTTCGCCCAGTGGCAATATACTAAAAAGCCAGATTGGGTTGCAGCATGATGATTGAGATAAGAGGAAATGATATAGAAATGGATGGCAAGAAGATTGCTAGACTTTTTGATTTAACTTCAATACAAAGGCAGGAATTACAGGAAGCTTTCGACAAAGCAAATGATTATGAAGATGATGTCCAAAAAGCATTTAAAGATGGAAAGGAAGATAATGAGTAGAGACCCAATTAAATGTATGCAAAAAGCATTAGATACATTTCGAGAAAGAAATAAGGTTTACGGAGATAATTATCATCAACATGGAAGAGTAATGATGGCTCTTTTTAAGGAAGGAGTGAATTTGCAAACAATCGAAGATTATAATAGATTTGGTATTGTAAACATGATGGTTGCTAAATTAACTCGGTATTGCCAAGGATGGCCAAAACCTCATGAGGACTCAGTTCATGATCTGGGTGTATATTCTTTTATGCTTCAAGCATTAGATAATGAGTATCGAGATGATAATCTTTGATTTAGAAACCACTGGACTTCCAAAAGCTGAGGGATCAGATTTAGATCTTCAGCCAAAGATTATAGAGTTTGGTGGGATAAAGCTAAATAAAGATTTTGAGAAAATTGAAACTTTAGAATTTATGTGCAATCCTGGACATGATCTTGATCCAAAAATAACTAAAATAACTGGAATAACAGATGAAGACTTGAAAGACAAAAAACCTTTTATTTCACATTATAAAGAATTGGCTGAATGGTTCTTAGGAGAAAGATGTTTTGCTGCACATAATTTACCTTTCGATAGAAAAGTTTTAAGGTATGAATTGGAAAGACATGACAAGCTTACAAAATTTCCTTGGCCAATAGAGCACATATGTACAGTAGAAGTTGGTCAAAGTGTATGGGGAAAAATGAGAAAGCTTGGCGACATATATGAGGAGCTCTTTGGTAAAAAAATTGAGGGTGCTCACAGATCGTTAAATGATGTTGAAGCAACAATAGAAATAATAAAATGGTACAAAAAGGAAGGACATATCTAATGACAATATCACTAATAGGATTTATTGTAGGAAGTATAATTATCGCATTGTTGATGTATAATTAAATGCTACAAATAAGAACAAGGACTGAATATTCTTTTCGTAAAGCATATGGTCCAATAAATAATTTAATTGATATGGCAGACAAAGCAATGGGGATTGCTGACCAAGGAACTTGGGGTCATGTTGCTTTTAATAATGCTTGTAAAAAGAAAAATATTAAACCAATATTTGGTGTTGAAATAGCAGTTGTTGAGGATGCAAAAGACAGAAGCAGACAAACTACAAATATGATGGCTTTTATTGCAAAGAATAATTCTGGTCTTTCAGAAATATATGAGCTTGTTACAAAAAGTACAGATCGGGAAAATTTTTATTATTTCCCAAGAATAAGCTATTCAGATTTATTTGATATTTCTGATAATGTTATAATACTAAGCGGAACACACCCAGAATGGGGACTTTTACCTTTGGCCAGAAAAAGCGATCTTTATATTGAAATAAATCCAA